AGCGTACCTCTGGCAGCCTCTTCATCAGCGTCGTCGAGCAGGGTGCGGGCGAAAGCCGTCAGATCAGTGGTGGCAAATGCGTCCGGGCCGGTCGCATAGATCAGCTTGTTGGCCGCGGCGGTAACGCTGGACAGCGCGGTCAGAGTGGTGTCTGCCGGTTGCTTGGAATCTGCCGAGTCCTGCGCGGCATACGCCGCCGCCAGCGCCGCATCTGCCAAGGCCTGTGCCTCACCAATAGCGACAATCGCAGCAGGCAGCCCGGCAACACCGTCCTGTGGAATGCCAATTAGCTGATTAGTTGTCGGATTAACGCTGCGCAGCACGAAATCCGTATCGCCGTCATAGAACATCAAGTCCCATTGCTCGGACGATGTTTCGCGCACCCACAGCATCCCGGCCTGAGCATAAAGCGGGCGCTCTGCTCCTCGGTGGCCGCTATGCAGCGCATCCCGCCAGCTGTTCAGATCGACCGCAAGCTGCGTCCCGCTTTTTGCGTTGGGGTCGATGGTTGCGAAGTCAAATTGACTCATTGGTTACTCCGTTGCCTTTTGTGCAGGCATAAAAAAACCGCTTTCGCGGCCTTGTTAATTTGTGGGCTAACAGCCCTCGGTTGTCTCTCGTCCCGCGTGCCAATCACCCTCGAACACATGCCTTATCTCGTGGGTGACGCACGCCGGGTACAGGTCGCGGCGTATCTCGACCACGCACACGCCATTGGCGCAGCGGGACAGGCCCAGCGCGTCGTAGCCGGGCCGGTAGTCGATCTGATCCACCAGCTTGATATGCACGATGGCGTCGGTGCGCTCGATGGATTGGGGAGACTGGTCGCAGCCTGCCAGTAGCAGGGCTGCGAGGATCAGGGCTCTCATGCCCACACCCGCCACGGCGTTTTCGGCTGAGCCAGCGTCACGCTATCCGGCCACTCGACAGGCGCGGAGCAGCGCACGTTGAAGTGCCAGCCGGGCAGCTGGGTCATTACCGGCTCGTCGTCCGTGCCTCCGGTGCGCTCGTACCAGGTGCCAATCACGTCGATGGCATGGCCCTCGGTTGGGTTGCCTTCGTCATCCGTCACGCCAGCAGCGATCAGGGCATTGCGCATGGTGGGTTCGTCCGCTGTTTGCAGGTAATAGTCGATCATGCGCTTGCCTCCGCCAGTGTCAGTCTGCGCGGGTAATACCGCAGCGACTTGCAATGAGCATTCGCCCACTGAGTAGCGGAGCGCATCAGTCGCAGGCTGTCTCCGAAAGTCGGAGGCGGCCCTGCAGCGAATGCCCCCCCGTTCTGGCTCACGTAGCTGCCGCTTGCGTCGTATGCCAGTACCGTTTTGCCTGGGCCGGCAGAGGACGCCAGAAGGTAGCTGCCACTGGATAACAATGGCCTTCCCGCCACCGCATCGTGCTCGATGATGAATGTCCCGGCAGATTGGTTGAACCACGGCGAAAGCGTTTGCAGGAGCGGGTCGGAGGCAGCGCGAGTGACTTGGGCGTTAGTCGTGGGGATGTAGGAGCTGGGTGACGAGCCGGCTTCGAGTTGGGCGCCCCAGATGTAGAGACTCACCTCACCGGCAGTTGTTTTTCTTAATTGGATGCCCAAGTAGCCTGTCGTATGTGTTTTGAACTCAACTGCGACTGTCACCGCTGGATGGCTACGGGTAATTCGCTCCCATCCATTGCCAACCTTTGACAAATCAACAGCCCAGTCCCCATAAGATGGCGTGTAGGGATTCGAGATGTTTACTATTCCGGTCTGCGTGACCTTTTTTAAATAGATAGACGGTTCGTAACGGGACTCCGCAGCCAGCCCACCGCTGTTTATTCCTTGGCGGTAAATATCGTTCGCACTGCTATTCAAGCCAGTGACGAGAGGCGCGCTCAAGGTCCCGTCTGGCGATAGGGCGGCGTTAGGCGTGACCGTTAATGTTCCGCGCTTAGTCCACACCGCATTCGAAAAATCACTGCTATACGTCAGCAAATTCGTCCGCTTTTCTTCAATCAGCAGTCCTTTCGCCTCACCTGTAACAGGGTCGAAGTCGAAGCGAGGCTGATTGGCAGGAAGCCATTCGTACTGGCCGGATGCGTTGAAGCGACCGCCACCCGAGGCGCGGGTGAAGGTGATGATCTCACCAAATGTTTTCTTGACTAGCCCCATTACAGGCTCCTTTATGCAACGCGCCGGCCGTAGCCTTTTGCGAGATAGTCGAACGTGCGCGCGACGCCATTGCCGGACTGATCTAGGAACTGCAGATCAAACCCTGTGGCGTCGATATTGGTGATGTACTTCCGGTCGCCGGCTGCAAGCCCTTGGGCATCAACGGCAAGCGATGGGCGAGCCATGAAGGCCGGATCAAAGCTGACCCGCATCCCTTCTGCCGGACACAGCAGATCCCGGCCGTCGGCAACCCGATCAGGCATATCGACGGTCACGCGCATAGCGCTAACCAGTGGGGTGACGTGCTTGGCGAAACTCTGCAGTCGCAGGCGGAACCGAAACGCTCTGGCGGTGTACTCACCGATCGAAAGCGGCGACCAATCCGACCAATCGGACGGAGCTGCAGTCGCCGCAGTGATGCTTCGAGAAACCTCCATCTGCACATCCCACTGATCTGGATCGGCAGAGTCGAGCTGCTGGATTTCCGCAAGCGTTGCCCACGAGCCGATAACGCCAGCCAGGTCATAGCCTGATGCGATCAGTTCGCTAGTGATGCGAGCCGTGTAGACAGCCCCCATATCGACGACCTCTGCCGCATCGTAAAATCCCTCTGCAGCGACGCCGATAGACGACTCGCCAGCCGGCTGCATTTGTGACAGCGCTTCAGAGTCCAGCGAGTAGGCGCCACCTGCAAAGTCAAGCGACAGCGAGGGCCCGGCAGGCTCTACAGGCAGCGGCGTGTATTCGCCACCAGAGGTCATGCTGAGCACGGCCGATAGTGGCGACCATCCAGAGATGGTTCCCGCGGATGCCAGCTGCAGGCCTGCGACAGTTGCCGTTACTGCGGTTTTCACGCCTCCCCAGGCAGGCGCTTCGTCAACCAGCTCAACCGCGTTGTAGGCGTTTAGCTCGGCGATTTCCGAAGTGCCGGATACAGCGTTTTGGCTGTAGCCACCCGAGGTGTCGACCGCCTTGACCAGATATGTGCCTTTGCGCGCCGGAAGCACCGCAGAGTTTGTTCCGGCCGCGACCCGATCAATCACCACCTGGGCGTTTGCCCAGCGCGCCGCTTCGGTTGTAGGGCTGTACCGAACCTCGTAATGGCTAAGGTCCAGATCAGGCACTGCCGGCCACCACAGCCAGAGCTGCCCGGCGTTGACGCTGATCCGGAGGTCGGTCACATCTGACGGCGGCAACAGCAGACCCTGCAGAGCGACCGTGATCTCCCTCCACGGCGAGCGCAGTGCCGTCGAACTCAGCGAGCGGACGCGGATCTTGTACTCGCCCGGAGTTGTGTCTGGCAGGTCAACCGTGACGCTCGATTTTGTTCCGAGCTGCGCATAGTCGCTTTCGCCAGGCCGCAGCACTTCGTACTCGTACAGGGTGACCCGCGCGTCATTTGGCGGCTCGACAGAGATCGTCGCGCCGGAATAGACGGCCACACCTGAGCGGTACAGGTACTCGCCAGTTGAGATGCTGACGGGAGCAGGCAGCGGGCCGCTCGGGATCAGCGACGTGTCGCGCTCCGGTAGGTTCAGGTTCTGCTCAACCCGCAGGTACTTGTCAGGATCGTGCTCTGCTGCGGTGACCTGGTAGCGACTGCCGTCCTGCTCGGACACGGACACCACACGAAAAAGACGCGGCTCAGCTGATAAGCTCGAAAGCACCCATACAGCCGCGGTTACTGGCTCTGCGCTCAGCGGCTCGGCCAGCGTTACGACATTGCCGGCAAAGCCTGACACCTGGCGCCGCTCGATCTGCCCGCTCGGCAGCATTACGTCGAGGTACCAATCCTGGCCGGAAACGGCATCAGGCACGGCGTCTAGCTCTACGCTGCTAACGGGAAGCGTGCCGGCTTCGGCGTATATTGCATCGCTGAAATCAAGCACAAGCGATGCGTCGCCATAGCCCTCGAGGTAGTCGCTGTTTGTCTTTCTAATCCGCCCGCCAAGGCGAGCGCCTGCAGTTGACGGGTCAGATACTGCGATCACATCGCCCGGACGAAGGTCCGCATGATCAATTCCGGCCGTATAAGAGACGGTTTCTGTCTCGGCGCGCTCGCTGTAGAGAATCCAACGGCCAAAGCGCGCAGCCTGGCCGCGAGACGTGCAGCCGAACGCGGTCACATCAACCTGCCGCCAGCCAAACTTCTGGATGGCGTCGGCATCCTCGACAACCTCGACCTGTTTCTTGTAGCCGTCTGCCGGGTCGTTCCAGCTGACCATCGCCACAGAGCGACGAGTGCGCAGGCTGGTACCGCTGTACTCGAACTCGCCGTCGATCACGTTTGCCGGAGTCACCAGCTTGACCGGATCGCTCGGCATATCCGCAACCGCCATCGCGGTATTGGTGCCCCAATAGGTCATGCCGCGGAACGCCGATGCCAGCATGTTCAGAGCGTCGATCGCCTCGACCGCCTCAGCCAGCACAGTATTGATCGCAAAACGCGGCTCCATCCCGCCGTAGCCGTCCGGCACAAGCTCGTCACAGTAGCGGGCGATCTCGTAAAGCGACCATTTGTCGACCACCTCAAGGCCGGCGCCGTATCGGGCATGGGTAGCCAAGTCCAGATAGACCCAGGCCGGATTATCCGACCATGCGAGCTTGAAGCTACCGTCCCACAGACCCGCGTAGGCGCGCGTTTCGGGGTCGTAGTTGCTGGGCACGCGGATGACGCGGCCCTTCACGTCATAGCTGCGCTTCGGGATCGTAGACCCAAACTGGCGGGCGTCGACCTCAAGGCCGATCAGGGCGCTGTCCGGGTACGTCAGCCGTGCATCGATGATCTCGGTGAAGCTGGTCCAATACGTCGCGTTCTGCAGGCTGGAGCGATCTGAGTCTTTACTGGCGCGAGTGACTCTGATGCTCCAAGGCCCATTTCCTGGAAGGTTGAACCGTTGCGCCAGGTCATATGGGCTCGTGGTTTTCCCGCTTATCCTGATTGTTCCAACCTGTCTCCAAACATCGCCATCTGGCAACACTTCAACAATGACAGCTACGGACGTTCCGCTGATGTCGCCGTTGCTGACGTTCTGGCTTGTAAGCGCCGGAACTCGAATCTTGATGCGCACGGCGTCAACATCCGGATTCGAAACGCTGCGCACGATCGGCATGCTGTACTTCAGCTGTGTTCCAACATCGATTTCGCTTTCAATAGCCGGAAAGCCGGGGATGCGAGACTGGTTTGCATCACCAAGACGGGCATGGACTGTTACGCCCTGAAAGTTGTAGCTGCCGTTGCTGTTCTGCAACGGCGTATCGTCCAAGTAGACGGACTTTAGGCCATCGACCAAGCCAACAATCGGCCCCTCGCCCAACAAGTCAAGGATCCTGGCGGTTGCTGCAGACTGCAGCGTGTTGGGCGCCTCCTGCGGCGTACGTGATGACCCGCTGTCTCCACCCTTGCCGCCGCCACCGCCTGCGCCATGTATCTCTTCCATCACACTTCCTCGCTGGTCAGGCCTGCACTGATGACTACCGAGCCGACGCGGACGCGGCCATAGATGACGGGCACCGGAAGCCCTTGGGTCGACGTGTTCACTGCGCCATCGAACAGGAATGAGGGCCGCTGGTCGGCCTCCTCACGTGCGCCGTAATCGGATGACGGAACGCTTGTGGTCAGCTGGATGATCCCGCCGATCATCATCCCGGCGCCTGCAGCGATCAGATACGGGTTCCATGTAACGACGCCAACCACTACCAGCACGGCGCCAACGATCACGTTGAACACGCCGCTTGCCCCCTCAATGGCCGGCAGCAGGTGGATTTCCTCGTCGTCTGGAAGCCCTACTGTCAGCCCGTCAACGTCGAGCGAATCACCGCCATCGATCGGACCGCGAATCACATGCCAGTTACCGGCCGCCACCGCATCCCTGAACCCCTTGATCTGCACCGACAAGGCGCGCACCGCTTCGGCGGCGTCCCTTACGTCCAAACAAAAAAGCTCGCCGAAGCGAGCCAGTGGGCCGTGCAGATGGATGGTCTTCATCGTGATTCGTGCCTGAGCCAGATAGTGATGTACGGGAGCCAGCGGGCCAGCGGTTCGCGCACCGAAAGCCGAGACGGATCAACAGGCTCGCGGGCGCTCGGGTGATGCAATCCAAGGCCGTGCTCGAGCAGAACGCCGCCATGGTTAGGCACCGGGCTGCGTAGTTGGGCAATCCACATATCGCCTGGCTGCGCCTCGTGCTGCTCGATCACGCGGAAGCCCGCTGGCCTTATGCCGTCGCGGTACAGGTCGCCGCCGTTAAGCCACCATTCCCAATCGCGCGGGAACTCGATCAGGTCAATGCCAAGCTCCGACCGGTAGTAGTCGCGGATCAGCGCATAGCAGTCGGTAACGCCGTGCCGGAAGCCACGGCCGATCAGCGGAGCACGCTCAACCCCATCGCCAAACCAGACGATATCGGTCGCCGTCTCGCCATTCGTGGCGACGATGCCCCAAGGCACGCCGCTTGCCTCTTGCCCGCGCATATCCGCAGCGCTTGGGCACGCCGGATAGTCCGGGTGGCTATGCACCACAGCGAGCAGCCCGCAGGCCATAGCGGCGGCCATATCGCGCTTGGATACACGGAAGGTCTTGCACGGCTCGCTGGCGATGTTCTCGACCTGCCGGCACTCTCCCGGCGTGATAAGCCAGACCGCTTCGCGCGGATAGGCCGCCAGCGCCTCGCGCCTGATCTGGTCGCGGTATTCGTCAAACATCAGCGATACCTCGCAACACCAGGAAATCCACCGAAAGGCAGGTCGCCGTTCTGCCCGAAGCGCAGCCGGCAATCGGATAGGCGCTTCCCACACCGGTCCTGCCCCAGTGCTGCAGGCGCCCCGTTTTGCTGCCACTGGCCAGCGCCTGCGTATGGGCATGTGACGCCCTCGTACCGGTACTGCGTGCCATCCCACCAGCGGTAACGCTTCGTGCAGGTGTCGCGCAGCACCTGGCGAGCTGGAATTTTCCGGCCTTCCTGATCCATCTGCACCGACAGCTCGAACTGAATCTGACGCTTGTTCTGGCTGGTCTTGCGCTCGATGACGTAATGATCGACCGGGAACAGCGCGGTCGGGTCTGGGTCGCTGCCATCGTCCAAGTGCTTGCGGTACGTCCGCAGCCGGCGAATAGGAGCGCCCACCATGTCATCGGCGGACAGGACGATCGACAGGAACGCCAGATCCATCGACGTAACGGTCAGCGTCGGTCTCGGCAGCGTGCCCTTGCCGTTCCAGACAAAGCCCTCGGCCATGATCGGCAGCGGCAGGTACTGCTCGCCGCCGAACCGCACGACCTGGCCATCTACCGGAGCCGGAGCGAACCGCAGCAACTCGCCGCCGAACTGGCTCAGGTCAAGCTGGAACATCACGACTATGGCGTCCTGCTCCAAGAGCTGAACGTCCCGGGCAATGATCTCGCTCATAGGTTGTGGTCTTCTTTGAAGGTGGCCGACAGCGTGAAGTTGTCCCAGTTGTCGTGCGAGTCAACGGGCGGCTCTTCGCAGATCACCGTCACTGATCCGCCGCCCGGCATGTTCCAGATAAAGGCATGCACGCCGAGCTGATCATTGAGGAAGTCGCGGATCACCTGCATCTGCTGCTCGGTGAGTAGCTTCCACGTTATGTCCCACGTCCTGCGGTGCGAGTTGAGCCCAGCCGGCCGGCGAAGCTCGTAGCCGTCGCCGAACTGGTTTACGTCGCGCGCAAAGGTGCCAGCGGAGCGCAACCCGTAGCTCGGATTGACCCCGATATCGGGTAGCGTTTCCATGTTGGTTCCTTACGAGAGCAGGCCGCCCGGGCGTTTTTCGCGGGCGATGACCTGGACGATCTTGTTCTCGATCTGCTGGGCGTACATCGATCCCTGCCGCTGCGCCTCGGCCTCACTCATGCCAGGCTGCGCCTCTACGGTGACGGTGATAGGGATATTCACATCACCCTTGCCACCACCCGATCGCCCATCAGCCAAAAACTCTTTCAGGTCGGCGTTAGTGCGGCGATCAACGACGCGCTCTCCCTTGTCGAGCAGCCAGGTGCCTTCTTTTGGAACAGTGTCGATGCCGTCGTGGGCCATGCCTGCCAGAGCCATGCCGCCGACCATTGCGGCGTTGGCGTAACCCATGGCAAGGATTGCTGCACCCATTGGAATGCCAGCAAAGATGGTCATCTCCGCTGGAGCCTTAGCTGCGGCTATCTGCGCATTCATGATGATGCTTGCGACCGCAAAGGCCTTCTGCATGGCGAAAAGCGCCTTGTAGGACGAAGACTGTTCTCCGGCAAACTGCCCTACCATGGTCGCCATGGTTCCGAAAAAATCGGCGCCGGCCGCCATTCCAACCGCATACCGTGCACTCTCGTACTGCGCGATACGGTCTTGATGTTGCTGGTGGATGTTCTCGACACGCTTTGCATATTCAGCCTCGAAGTCCTCGCGGGCCTCCAAGAACCCTCGCTGCTTCTCCAGCTCGGTCGCTCGCCACTGCTCAATCGCAGCGGCCTGCTCATTCAGCTTAGCCATCTCGCCAAATGGGCCGGCTATTGAGGCATCCACCGCGCCAACTACGGGCGCCTGCGACACGCCCTCGACGGTCCCAGGGGCCTGGTCGGCGTTCATCTGCACTTCACGAATGCGGCGTAGGGTTTCCAGCCGCTTTAGCGCTTCGACATTGCCCTGGCGCTCGTACTCGGCAATCTTCTCCGCGTATTCAAGCTGGAACTGAGCATCATTGGCCGCACGGAGCTGGCCTGATTCGCGCAAGATGTCGATGCGCAGCCTCTCCTGCTCCGTCAGGTCGCGCTTGGCGTCCAGTTCGCGAGCAAGCCCCAGCAGGTAGTCGGCTTGCTGGCCGACAATGCCCTTCAGGGAACCTTGTTCGATTTCGAAGCGAAGGCTGGCAACTTCGCTTGTCTGTCCGTACAGAGCGAGCTGGCGAGCCAGTGACTTCTCCATCGATTGGTAGGAGTTCGTCAGCTTCTTGGCTTCAGCGTCGGCCGCTTTGGTGTCCTCAGCTATGGCAGAGACGAGCTTTTTAGTCTCAGAAATTGCCTTCGGGGGCTCAGTAGGACTCGGAAGATTCGCCTGCGGCCGATTCATCGCATCATTCAAAGCAGCCTGAATCTTCGCGATCTCGGCATCCAGCTCCTGCTCGTTGTAGTAGGAGACCACCCCATCTCGGCCGAAGAAGACCAGCTTATCGAGTGCCCCGCCTTCCTTCATTTTCTGCAGGCGCACCAGCTCATCATTCAGGCGCACCACGTCATCGGCAGCAATACCGCCCATCCATGCGGCCAGCTCTTCGGCGCCCCATTTAACGACTCCCACCGTTTCGGAGACGGCCGATGCGATTCCGTTAAAGGCCGTCACTACTCCCGCCGCGAGTTGCTGCGCTGCTTCTATCGTGGCCGGGTCCGCGAGAATCTGGGCCATCTCCTCCAGAGACTCGACCAGCACGCCGCTAGCGCCGGAGGTCTCATTGACCTTACCGACGAACACGCCGAACTGCGTCTGCAGGTTGACCAGCGCGTCCTGCACGGACGTTTCCATGGCATCAGCAAGCGCCTTGTTCTCGTCACGGCTGCGGCGCAGGCCCTCATTCAGCGCCTCGACCGAGAGCTTTCCGGTAGCGCCAAGCTTTCGAATCTCTTCTGTACTGCGTCCGGTGGCCGCGGCAATGCCATTGACGATTGACGGGGTGGCCGCAAGGATCGAAGAAAAGCCGTCAGCGTCGATCTTCCCCTTCATCAGCGCCTTGGAATAGGCATCCATGGCCGTGCGGGCCTGGTCTGCCCGCGCAGCGTCACGAACCAGCGCGTATGAGAACGAATCCGTAATATCCAAAACTTCGGATGTTGCGTATCCGAGGTCGCGCAGTGTGTCAGCCGTGGACAGGTAGACTTCCTGTGCCTCGCTCAGCGCTCGATAGGTGCCGTTCGCTGTTTCCAGCAGGCGCGCCTGCACCATGTCATATTCTTCGGTGCTACTCGTGGCATTGCGGATGCGCGAGGCCATCTGGCCGTATTCGTCAGAGGCGCGGATAACTGCCCGAACACTCAAGAAGGCGGCGAGCGGCGCGGCGATTGATCGCACTGTGCTGCCGAGACTGCCAATGCTTTGTTCCGTTCGCCTGGAGGACTTCTCCAGTTGACCGAGCGCTGTTCCTGCTTTGCCTACCTGCGTGCTGTCGACCGCCACGACCAGCTTTGCATATTCAGTCATGCTTCAACTCCAAAGTGCAAAGCGTGGCTTTCGGATATTCGTTCGATTTGCCGGCGCAGGCGCGGGTTAGTCGCCAGCACGTCAGCAACCTCTGCCGGCATCTTCATGGGGAGCGACCAGTCCGCTACTAATGCCGATGCCAGGGTCGCGCGGCGCAGCCGGATAAGCCGCTTGCGCTCAGCCGGCTCCGCAGCCTCTAGCAGCGCCAGATACTGTTCGGCTTGGCGCGCGACCGCCGCCGCGACCGCCACAAATTCCGGGCTCAGCACCGAGCGCACCCGAACCCACTCGCGATTGCCGGCCGGGTCGACCAGTTCCACGCGAACTCCGCGGCTTGCCTTTGTGCGGGTGTAGAAGTCATGGGGCTGCATCTTTTCTCCAGGCATAAAAAAACCGCCCGGAGGCGGCTTGTTTTGCGAGCTATGGATTAATGAAAGGCCAGGTTCTCCGCCTTCCACTTGTTCTCGCTCTTGAGATAGACCATCGTCACGCTAAACCTAGATCGGAGCATTGCGCCGAATGAGTTCTGCGAGTCAACTGAACCAATGATCGAGTGACGGCAGTCGCCCATATAGCTGTAGGCGTCTGGCTTATGGCCAAACTTTGCACTATCTGGCGACTTAAGTTGACGTTTTACGAAATTCCCAGCCATGACCCATGCATAGCCCTGATCGGCACACATCTTGTCTGCTCTGCTAACTGTAGGGGCGTCCTGATCACTGTCAGCGCATGACTTGAACAGTCCAACCACTACCAGAAACAGAAAAACAACAGCTATTACGCGCATCCTTGCCCTCCTAGAATGAACCCAGAGTATCGAGCTATCGCAACCGCACGAGGCGCGGGCCGCTGTGAGCCTCAAAACCAAGCCGGTAGGCCCGACTCTCTCCTTCAGATAATTGGATGTCCTTAGACATCGAAGCTCTAGGACATAACCCCTGCCCCATCTCCATCCTCACAAAGTGATCTCCGCCATCAAGAAAGACGGAGATACCCTCGCCAGGCCTGACGGTGAACACCAGCGTGTTATCGATGAACACCAGATGGTCGCATGCCGATCCAGTCATTCCCCGGTCACGCAAGAAAACGATTCTAGCCAACCCCTCGCCCGGCTTTGTTAGGTGTGCCGCATGTATCCGCTCGGCAGGTATCGGTTTAGCATCTTTCTCTGTAATTGGAGATGTAGCACATGCAGTAAGCAAGCCTGCCACTGCTAGAACGCAAAGTCGCAACATGTAGAGCCCTCCCTGGAGAGCTGTCACTCTACCAAATTGCAGCCCTACTGACTTGCCACTCGATCCTCAACCGAAGCCAAGCGACGCATCAGCGTGACCTCAAACGGCAGCAGGCGGTGGCCGTACAGTTCGGACCAGGCCTTTATATCTGCCAGTGAGCCTATCGGCCTGGCTGAGCAGTACCACTCCCACACGTATGCCAGCTCAGGCGGGCACGGCGGGCCATCCAGGCGAGATGGGCGCTTCCCCGTCTTATCGGCAATGGCTTCGAGCTGCGCGCGGACGGTGATTCGCTTGTCCGGCCCTTTCTTCGGCCTTGGACCGGCTGGCCGCAGCAGTCCTAGTTGATGCTCGGCGTGCGCGATCAGTCCCTCGGCGAGCTCGTCGAGCGTTTCCCAAAAAAACGGCGGCGGTCACTCGCGAATCGGTCAACCTCTGCCGCGATGTAAGGGGACTCGCGCAGGAACTCCAGCAGCGCGGCTTCTGAGAACTCGGCTTCAAACGACCAGCCGCTCACCAGGGCAGCATTCAGCTTGAGCTGTGCGCCCTGAGTCTTCTCTGCGCGATCTTTCTCGTCTTTTACTGCCGCCAGGGCTAGCAGCTCGCGCCGGAACTCGTCCATTGCGAGCCGGAACTCATCGGAATCAACTCCCCGGATCAGCAGCCACTCATCCGTTGGCGTCCCGTCAGGCAGGGAGAGCGGCATGCGCTCCCCCTCGTTCGCCTTGGCCCGGGTGAAAAAGTCACTCGGTTTCATGCGAACCCCTTACGCCGGAATGCGGGTGATGGTGATCTCGGTGTCGACGGCCTGATCATTGAAGGCTCGGAAGTCGTAATTCTGGATGATCGGATCGTCGCCGCTGCCTTCCTCGCTCGAGGTCGTCAGCTTGGCCTGGGTCATGCTGATCTGATAGCTGTTCTCGCCATCGGTCAGGGTCACGACCAGCGGGGTCTTCGTCTCGCCGAGGTACTTGTCCTTCAGGCGGTTGTCCTCGATGTAGGCGGACAGGCTGCCGGAGACGTTAATGCGACCGAGCTTGATGTCGTAGGCGTCGCGGCTGAACAGGCGGTAGATCGCCTCCATGCCATTGTCCAGCGACAGGTTCAGCGCGGTCGCGTGGTTGAGGCCAGTACCGCCTTCGGTCAGCGAACCCTCGAACGTGGTCATCATCACGGTCTCGGTCGGATCAGCGATGCTCTCGGTCAGAGCATCGTAGACATAAGGCTCTTCCTTGGTGCCGATCATGGAGAAGGTGATGCCGATCTTGCCCTGCAGCGGGCAGTCGATCGCAACGCTGCCGACTTCGCAGCCGCGGTAGATCAACCACCGGCCAATGTCCTCGTTGTGCTTGAGGATGGCGAACTTGCGCCGAGTGCTTCCGGTCTTCAGGACGTTGGCGGTCCAGGTTCCGTGAAAGGCCGCCTCGAGCAGCATGTCGAAGGTGCCATAGGTCAGCTCAGCCTCGAGGTCGCCGGCCACGCTGGAAACGCCGCTGCGGGACTCGGCCATGTGGCGGCCGGGCAGCATCTCGTCGGACTCCAACTCCTCGACCGACTGGCTCAGGCCATTGGTGATGAGGCGCAGCGGAATCCAGGCGACGGCCGGGTCGAGAGTGCCGCCGACGCCCTCCAGCTTGATGTAGGTGTTCTGATTGACGCCTTGTGCATAGGGCATTTGCTATCTCCAGAAATGCAAAAGCCCGCTCAAGGCGGGCCGCGGTGTTTCGGGTTGTGTTTACGCCGGGAAGCTCCAGGCGGTGCAGTAGACGCTGACGCTGACCGACTGCCAGACGTCTTCCTGGCGAATCTGCGAGCGCTCAGCGCGCCGGATCAGTACTTGCTGGCCGGTTTCGATGCTGTATTGCTCTGCAACGAAATTAATCACGAGCGAAGGCTCATTCCCCGGCCTGTAATGGATGCGCGCGCCGGACTTGAAATGGCTCAGCAGTGCGTCGGCACCGGCCAACAGCCCGGCATGGCCGGTGTCCTTTGGGTGGAACAGGTCGATTTGCAGCACGCCGGTCCATTCCTGGGCGGCATTCCTGCCTTGGGCGGCAGGCGCGCGACCAGTTGGCAGGCCGGTTAGGCGAGCCCAGCTCTGCCCGGTCGGCGGTGTGAAGGTCTTGCCCTCGAATGCCGTGCGTTCCACAGGCATGACGCCTGACGCGATGTAGGCCGACACCAGCGCAGAGTGGATTTTGGCTTCGCTCATCGTCACACCCTGTTTTTTCGTATTGCCGCGTCAACCATGCGCTGTACGCGGTCCATGTTCCGTTTCACCATCCCCTCAGGCGCCTGCTTCGAACTGCCTTCCTCAAGAGCCATGATGTAAGGGAGGTCGTTTGACAGGTAAGTGACCTGACCGGCCCCTTCAGGGGTTTTCTCGACAACTTCGGACACGGCAGAACCGCCAGAGGGGTCAAGCCGCTCAGGCGATGCGGCCGGAGCACTAACAGAGGTAGTCCAGCCGCCTCTTGCCCGACCCTTATCTACCGGCGTTGCCAGAATCACGCCTCTGAACAGTTCCAAGGTCGCCAATCTGGTGATCTTGTTGTGGGCCGACACCGCTTTCTCATTGAAGCGCCGAATATCATCAGAGAACGACATCAGCGCCTCCCCTGGACCTCGTAGGCCAGCACTTCACCGGTCGGATTGAGGGTGGAGACGGCAACTACCGTCCATACCTGGCCGGCTGCGATGATTGTCGTCTCAAGCGTTGGCGGCCATTCAAGGCCAGCGGCGCCGAAGAATATCTTCTTGTCGTCACGAAGGATCATCGAGCCGTCCGAGTATTGGGTCCCGGATGACTGCAGGCTGTAGTTGTCGAGGATCGCCTTCGTGGTCTGCGTTAGTGTCTGGCCTGGCGTCGTTTCGCCAGTCACCGGGTCGTAGCCGCCGGCCTGTTCGAGCGTCAGCGTGATCGTTTCGCCGATCTCTTCGACGACGGCCAGCGCCTCGGCCGCGCCTGCCAGGATTTCATCACGAAGTGCCATGTCAGCCCCTCACCAGCCGGATCTGGCCGGCATTGGACCAAGGCTTGATGAGCGCCAGAGCGAACGACTCAGCCGCCGACAGTGCCTTACTGCCTTCCTTGAAGGTCTTGCTCGACTGGACCGGGCCAGCGGTGACGCTTGTGCTGACCACTTCACGCTCCCGCGCGCCGTAGAGGCCACCAGATGCTGCTAGCTGAGCGATTTCCGCTCCGGCCTGTACGACGGCATCCGGAACATCAGAAAACCTCGCAGTCAGCCTCTCAGCGAGCCAGGTGTTAGCCATCAGCACCGCGCGGGCCTTCTTGTCTTCGGTGGTCCAGTCGGACCCCAGCAGGCCGTCGACCTGCGCGATGGTGATGTACTCGGTCATTTACTCGGCCTCGGTCGGCTCAGGCTTGGCTTTGCGGGCGCGCGGCTTTGGCGCCTCGTCTTGCTGCTCGACTACCTCGCCAGGCGGCGCGAATCGAGCGTCGATGATCTTGAAGCCCTGAGCGCGTAGCTCGGCCTTCCGTTCCGGCGTGACCGGATGGGGTTCGTACTTGATCTTCTGCTCGGACATTTCATCCTCCAGAGAAACGGGGCGAGCCGGAGCCCGCCCCTATCGGTTACTTGGTCGCGTCGCCGATGGTGATCACGCCAGCGCTCGACTTCACGCTATTGACGAACATGTCCCAGTTGGAACCGGTTGCCAGCTCGGCGTTGGTCGGGGACTTGCCGCCGTTGGCGATGTCCCATGCGTAGCCCTTGAGGCCCAGGCCGAAGCTGTAGTCGGCCTGGAACGTGGTCTCGATGCGCTCCTTGCCGTTGCTGGTCTGGACGCTGGTCACCACGTCGCTGCCGTCGTGGACGATGGCTGCGGAGTCGGCCAGGCTGAGCACCTTCTGCTTGTTCGGCGTGCCAGTTTCGTACAGCGCCGGGGCATCGGTAACGATCACCGGGCGGCCCAGGATGTCGACGATGTTGACCGACTGGCTGTTGAACAGCTGCTGCGCGTTGGCCAGGTTTTGGCCGACCAGCTTGTGGAACACCTCGCCGGTCATCACCTGGGCCACGAGCAGGCCGGAGGCGTCGCCGAACTTGGCGTGAGCGCCGTTGATCGCGCCGTAGGTCACGCCTGCAGTGGCGGACACGTCGTTGGTGGCGCCGGCCACGTTACTGATCGCGGCAACCAGGGCGGCGATAGCGGTGTTCAGCTGGTCGGCCATAATGGCTTCGGACAGGTTGCGGGAGATGACCTCCAGCGCCTCGGCCGGGTTCTTCTGGATCCACGACAGCTGGGACGGCTCCCACAGGATCGGGCCGAAGCCGCCGGCGACCTTGACGCTGTTGGCCTGGACCTGCGCGAGCGCGGTGGCGGACTGTGCGCTGTTGGTGGCGTAGCGGTCGACGCGACGCTGAGCGGAATGCAGACCAGCCCACAGGGATTCCTGCAGGAAGTCGCCGTCGATGCCCTGCGGGGTCAGGCGGATCGCGCCATTCGACGCGGCGTTGAACTTCTCGACCATCTGGGCGATGGTTTCGACGGTGGTGTTCTTCAGG